TTTGGTGCGCAAAACCTAGCAAAAGATAACTTTCCAGGATTTCAAATTGAATTAGTAAACGTGAAAGGTGTAACAGATGCCCCATATCAATACTTTAAGCGAAACGGACAATTTAGAATTGTTAATCAAGGCTCTGGATACGTTGTCGGAACAGAACTCACGGCAATTGGAGGAGTTGGAACGGCGGCAAGCTTCCGTGTGTCATCGGTTGGTGCAAGCGGAAACGTCACAGGATTGCAAATTGTTACAAGTGGAAGTTATACATCTGCGCCAAGCTTTGGAACAGGTGGAACAGCGATGTCGTCTCCTGTCGGCTCTGGCTGTAAAGTAGACATGGGCGCTAGACCGAAATGGCTTTGGTTCGGATACAACGCTGATTTATTCATGAATAACGTTTGGTCGAATTCAAAACAATCCGTTGAGCATTGTTCATACATGCATGGCTTTGCACAACATGGAGCTACAATTGTAAACTCAATGTTTTATTCTTGTGGTGCCGAAGGATTTAAGGTCAGAAGCGATTCTACAGAAACCAGATGGGCTGGACCTAATCAAGTTATTTATATTGCTGACTCAATTTTTCGTGATTGGTATCAATGTCATTCCTGGAGGGGCGGAGCCGGTGTAGTGGTTCAGGGATCGGCAGCACATATTGTGATTGAAAGGAGTTCGTTTCATGGGGGGGTCGCTCTTAACTGTGGTGGTTTTTATCCTAACGTTGACTCTAATTCTAGGAGTATGGCAATTGGTCTCTCTGCTGAAGGGTCATCATACGATCAACAAACGGGTGCGATTGGGAGTGGGTACGGCAACGGATTTGTACACATTGAGAAAATTGCAGCGTACGGAGCTTCCCTTGTTGATTGGCGGAATAATCTTGTTAGGCTCGCTACTAACGGTGGTGGTCAGAAATCTGCTCGGGGGCTCTTGATTAATCAAGTGTCTCTTTGGGGTCCAAAAATGATTGTTACGGTTGGTAATATTGATCCAGGCACTGGGAAATTACAGAACTCAAATACGCCAAGCCTAAAAATCTACGCACAAAGTATCGGTATGGACACGACCCATGAAGCATATCAGCCAAGCTTTCCAATTAGGTACGTCAGTCAAGGCATGAACTGGTAGTTTACAGTTTCCATCGGACTGTAAGCAGTAGACAAAAACGAATTTCCCCTTATTATATTATTACGCAGTGAAAAATATTCTTAGGGGGATTGATCGTGCACAAAGAAGACAACGATTTAGTAGACAACAAAAGAACTTTAATCATAAATTGTGGTGGCGGTAGTGGTGGTGGGACGCAAGGTCCTCCTGGTCCACAAGGACCACAGGGCGCTGCTGGTCCTCAAGGACCCGCTGGATCGCAAGGTGTTCAAGGAGAGCGTGGACCTGCAGGTGAAGCCGGAGCCGCCGGAGCTAAAGGTCCCGAAGGTGTTCAAGGCCCAAAGGGCGACAAAGGCGATAAGGGAGATCCAGGGTTTGATGGCAGGGACGGCCGTGATGGTGTTGATGGCAGGGACGGCTTAGACGGCGCACAAGGTCCTCAAGGACTCTCTGGCGCTGATGGTGCCACTGGACCCGAAGGTTCTAAGGGCGACAAAGGAGACCAGGGTGATGTAGGGCCGCAAGGCCCCGAAGGTTCTCAGGGACCCGCTGGGGCTCAGGGTGTGGAGGGAATTCAAGGTGAACCAGGACCACAAGGACCACAAGGCTTACAGGGTTTACAAGGCGATCAAGGTTCTGCGGGCGTTCAAGGCCCTCAAGGGGATGTGGGTCCCGCTGGTGCAGAAGGCGCTCAAGGCCCTCAAGGAGAACAAGGTGAAAGAGGATTGCAAGGAGACGTTGGAGAACGCGGTGAACCAGGCCCTAGAGGCGAGCAAGGCGAACTTGGACCAGAAGGTGATGTTGGACCTGAGGGGCCTATTGGACCAGCAGGAGAAAAAGGCGACAAAGGAGACCCAGGAGAACCAGGTGCTCAGGGACCTCAAGGTCCTCAAGGCGAGCCTGGTCCTAGTGGCGCTGAGGGCCCCCAAGGTGTTTCTGGGGCTGATGGTGTTCCTGGCGTGCAAGGTCCACAAGGCATTCAAGGCATCCAAGGAGACGTTGGACCGGTTGGACCTCAAGGTCCGAAGGGAGATCCAGGACCTTCTAACTTCCAAGTTCTAGAACTCAATTTAGAACAGAAGTTTTTAAGGGCTCTGGTTGATGGACAGGAAGTTACCTTTCAACTAGTTTAGAAATCGTGTTTCAGAAGTAAAGTATTTGTGGGGAGTCTTTACCTAAGGAGTAGCGGCAGTAAACCCACTACGGCAGACACCACGAAAGAAACAAAAAATGCTACGGTCTTGTGGTTTGTTTTAACGGCTATCTGAAACTCTATTAGAACGTCTAGCTTTTCTTCAATGTCCTCTAGACGCCTATTCGTCTGGGTTATGAAATACTCTAACATCCCGTCATCCATGACAGCGTCTCCCTTGGTTATTACTCTTCTAGCGCTGGGTCTTCTTCGCCCCTAATTTTACAATAGTTTAAAAGCTGTTCAGCATCACGCGGTGAAAGCGCCACATAGTTTTCGCTCATGTCGTATGGCAAGAAGAACTCTGATCGATCATGCCTTTTACATTGAAAGCCCAAGTTCCCCGGATCACTAATACACACCGTAACCTTAGGCGCGTCTTTACAACCGGCAAGGAGCACCACCAGAAAGATGCTATAGCCTCGAAATAAGTTCCTGAATCTTCTTGGCAGCTTCAAGTTTTTTCTCCTTTGTATTTGCTTGCTCTAGATCCTTGAAAGCCAAGGAAGAGTCAATGAGAAACTTCGCAGGGTTATCACCGAATTGTTTGTTTAGATATTTAGCAATGGACTTTAGAAGGTCCACTAAATATGGGATGGCTTTTAGGGCCGCAATTATATCCGCCACATATCCGCCTATGGCTTCTTTTGAAAAGGGGCAAACTTAGAAACAAGCAAAAGCAAGGGTCCTAGAACCGGGATAGTAAACACACTTGCAAGCTTCGCATCGTCATCTGGTGATGGGGTCAGCGCTACTACGACTTGTCCTAGGACCACTAGGCTTCCTAGAACGGTTAGGCCAAGCAATGCGCCAGGGACTTTAGACACCAACAGGTCAATTATCATTTGTTCCATAAAACTCTCCTTGTTTTAAAACCACGCCTTAATATTCAGATTATACCAAGACGTGGGATCTTTTAAACTTCTTCTTTAATAACTGGACTTCTTCACTTTAGCTTTTTTAGTCTTCTTTTTTGCCTTTTTCATGAACCGCTTCCCCCTTCCTCTAAAACACAACTCCCGCATAATGGCTCCCCTTCTTGTGAGAAGCCATCCAACGCCCATAAGCGTAATCACTAGCAATAAAAAATCATCACACATACGTCTATCTCCTTTAAACGTTTAATAAATATGGAGCGATGGCGCCTTCATCATGAAGGATGTACCAACAAAGAAGCTCGTTTATAGAAATGTTTGGGCAGGTCTTCCCTTGTTTTTGAGCAGAGAAAAACTGGTTATGGCAATAGATTTTATACCTTGGGATATCAAAACACCTCGTGATTGAATCAAGCTGACGCCTTAAAGCCTCAAACTGAAGAGCCGTGAATTTGTCATTGCCAACCATACAAATCCCAATATTCCCCTCGTTATCGGAGACCACATGGGCGCCCTGCTCATTTAACGGACGACCAGGCTCGACCTCACCTGATGGCTGTATAACTAGATGGTAGCCCATTGTTGTCCAGCCCTTTTGTTGATGTAGCGAGATGATATCTTTTGCCCAGAATGGTTTATTGTTCTGAGAAGCAGAGCAGTGAATGGTAATTCGATACGGTTTAATGGCGGCTATTTTCTCCATCTCTCCTCAAATCGTTTGATTAAATCATACTCTGATTGCTCTTTAGGACAAGAAAAGAGACCAAACATGGGCCTCTCTTCGAATTGCTGTTCTTTAGAGAGCTTCTCAAACCTAACAAGCTCTTTGAGTTGATCAAATGTGATTGAAACACACCCGTCTTTTGTTTCGTTACGAGGCAAAAGCGTAAAGTGCCTCTCAATATAGTGAGCCCCAAGATACATCGCTAATTTAGATGGCATGTCCCACATGTGAACCACCGGATCTGAGTGGTCTGAAAATCCAATATGCGCCGATGGATAGTATTTTTTTATCTCAAGCATTCTTGCTAAATCGCTTTGAAAAGGAGAGTGCGGGTAAGCGCTCACACAGTGGAGCACGGCGTGCACTGGGAACACAGGCACCGCATCTTTTAGTTTACGACCGCCAGTAGACACGATGACTTTAAACCCGGTGATGATTAGTTTCTTTAAAAGATCAGAGTTTGTGGACTGAGGCGAACCAATCTTTATATATTTAAACCCAAGGTCTTGAAGCTGTTTTGCATATTTAAAATCATAGATTGTCGTCATTGGTGCAATGCCAGCCTCAGCACACCACATGGCAAAGTTCTCATGATCCTTCCATGAGATCTCATTTCCCTTGATGCGCTTATGATCCGTCTGCCACTCGGGAGACAAATCATCAGCAAAGAATGTTTGGATTTTAATAAAGGCCGCGCCAGCCTCTGCTGCCTTAAAGACCATATCATGGAGTAAATGCATGTCTCCGTTATGGTTCTGGCAAGCTTCCGCTATTATCATTCTGGGATCTTCTCTTTAAAATCCACTTCTTGGTTTGGGCCATCAATCATAAGCTTCGCCATCTGGTCACAATAGTGTTTGGCGGTAAGGATAAAATTCATCCATATGTTCACGTATTGTTTAAGTCGCTCATGCTCGTTTGAGATTAGGTTTTTTAGAGAAGACGATTTGTTCTCTGCAATGAAATAATCCACCTGACAGATATCAAGAACAGACATGCTAAATTGGCCAGCCGTAAAATACTTCTGTTTAGCTGAATCGATTAAGCGACATGGCTCCTGAATACAAACAGAAAGACTCTTCTTGGCTTGGTCTATAATATCAAAAAAACTTTCTGGGTTTACGTTCTCAGACAGCCTTTGAATAAGCTTTTCTTCTTCCCTTCGATAAATCAGCATCAGGTCTCTAATATTTAGGTTTAGCTTTTCAAATGCCGAAGACGCTTCTTTTAAAAATTCAGCAAGCTTCTTTTTGTTAGCAAGATACGTATCGGTATAATTTTGATTATGTTTTTCAAGCAAGCCAAGCATTTTAAAAGCAGGGTTCACCTTCTTTGTGAAGAGAGGCTTAAGCTCAGACCATGGCTCAAATTTTGTTCCATCAATTCTAACGCCCTTATCTGATGTGTTATAGACCTGTATGTTACGACTAGCGTGCTTCATGATCGAGTGGCAATACTCGTTTAAACAACGAAACCAAACGGGGATAGTAGTCACAAGTTCCCCATTGTTGCCCTTGATTTGGAACCACTTAGGTTTTGATTTCTCTACGTCGAATTCGACCTCTGTCCCATCGATGTGGGACTTCTCTCCAATGAAACAGAGATCGACTCCGGACAGAACAATTTCTTTAGCGTTTAAGAGATACGCTAATTCCAGGGCAGCGTTAGCGGATGAAACCCCCCCGTTAACCGATCCCGGATTGTAACCAGACCACTTGCAAACGCCATTATCCCTAAAGAGCATAAAAGAATTATCAAAAAGATCGAAATAATTTGGATCAGTCCACGGATAAGCAGCATAGTAAACGCCCCCAGTTTTTTCACGAGTAACTCCCTTAAAGATGCTTGTAAACTTTCTTTCACACCGAGTGACAATATGTGGCTTGATGTTGTTCTCAAGGAGAAGACCAAGAGCTGCGTCGCAAGCGATAATAAGGCTGTTGTTTTCTAGATCGTACTCCTTACAATAATAAATGAAGTCTTTAAGAGACGGCCCAGCACCAAGGACAACGACAGGGTACTCTTTAAACTTATCAAATAGAGGCTCTATTCTATGACAATTAGCCAGGTTCTTTTCATTTCTAACTGTTTGTTCCCACCTAAAGAAGCTATCGCTAGCACAACCCATGGCTTGAAATACTTGGTTAGAAGCATCGGCCACAGCCTTTGCGCAGGCGTCTACCACAGGATGCATTTTTCCTTCGGGCGTATTTGGATAAACAAACGGATCGAATATAACCTCTGGTTGCTGGGCCCTAGCGGCCCTACACCCAGCGGCGTCATCAGTTTTAGAAAATATATTGTAAAGATGTGGGACTAAGTCCTGTGGCTGTACACCAATAAGCATGTCAATTCTTTTGTTTTCAGCAAGTGGCCTAATCCACTCTCTACGAACTGTCTGGTGAAAAACCCCAAGATCTGGCTCAATGATAACGATATAGGTTATTTCTTTGTAGCGCCCAGATTTATCAACAGCGAGCATCGCGTTGTCTAGGATCTTTGTTGTAGAGAAGCCCACAATCACAAGGTAGTTTGGGTTTTTGAGGCCCTGTACTTTGATGTCGTGCTCGATAGCGATAGGCCTCTCAGGATTCTTCATCAGAAGACCAGCCATATCCCTACCTAGAACCTCTAGATTTGCTTTATAAAGGCTTAGGTTCGGCTCCTGTATCTTCTTCTTGGGTGTTGCCGTGCCTTGAGACTTCTGTTCCATGTTGATCCCCCGATTTATAACTTGCTCGTTTGTGTTTATTTTGAAGCCTGAAACGTCCCTCTCCAAAATGCTCTGATCTAAACTTTGCCTGTAATGGATATGTGATGTGGCTCTTTAGAGTGTAGTCGATACGCAGAAGATATCTAACCATCGCCCTAGCAGCGAGTCCGTTCCCATAGAGATAGCTTGGAGTGTATCTAAGCATATCGTCTTGATAGACAAGGGCGCTTAGGATTTCATCTGCACCATATTTCACGTCCACTATGTTTTGAGCGCGCTCTCTGATTCGTTGGCGCTGTCCAACGTTTACAGCAGGCACGCCGAGGAAAGAACACTCCCTAATCCCACAGCTTGAGTTCCCAACAACAAGTCTTGCCCCAGCCAAGCTACGCAGGAACTGATCCGGCTGCATATTGATGGCCTTCTTTAAATAAAAAGGGAACTCCTTCTCAGCTTCTTTTAAATATTGAACCACGTTCTCTCGACCTGGGTCTGGGTTTGGCCAATACCAATGACAAATTACGCCTTCCTTAGCGCAATAAGCCATCGTCGCTGACATGACTATCTTGGTTTGTTCGTAAGCCTCGTCCGCACTTTCAGTCTCCGGATGAAATATTGAGATACAGTATCGCTCTCTTGGCACACGCCTCTTTATACGAAGAGCATGAAGCAAATCTAAAGACGGACACCCGACATCAAAGACTCTGGCTGCTTGTTCTCCGTGCTCGATTAAATATTTCTTGGCAAGGTTCGTACAACAGAAATGATAATCAGCTAATTGCGAGACTGCCCATCTGACCTTGTCGTCTATATTTCCCGTTATCTCCCCACCCTGAAGGTGGATTATTGGGATGTTGTTATAGCTTGCAGCAATGGCTGCAGGAAGTACCTCAAATCGATCAGCAACAAGTATGACAGCATCGAAAGAATTGTTAGACAGGTAATCGCTAAATTTTGAAACAATTTCTCCGGAAGCTTTCGCTGAATCATTGTGCGAATATCCTGCGAGATCAACCCTAATACAATGGTAATTAACACGACTGTTGTTACCGCTAATATAGTTGCTAGCATTGCCAAATTCCTCCATGAGCAGGCTACTAGACAGAACCACTGTCAAGTCGAGCCACTCAACGAGAGCAATCTCATCAATAAGGCTCTTACATCTAGAATAAGTGGCCCTATTGAAAATAGCGAGACAGAGCTTTCTCTTTATCTCTGGGTGATTGAAATTTGTTACATAACGCATGTTTACTGCCATACGACTAGCTCAAAGCGCGGCTGTTCTTTGTCTATTTCCCAATCAATAATCATTGAATAATAACGATCGTCTATCTTGATGGCCTTCTTGAGAGCATCGCTGATGCCATCCACAAAGTTTACGGCGTCAGATCTATTGTTTGGTTTAAAGACTTTTAGGTTAAGCCAGGTCTTTGTTTTTGGTTTAAAGGGTACGCCTCTATAGAAACACTCAAGCGCCATGGCTAGGTCAGTAAGCGACCTTCGATAGCCTGGTCTTAATCCAAACCGGATTCCCTTGCCCCTTTTAAAAACCATCTTGGCGTTATTCTTATTTAGATCTTGTGTAAGGGGGTAACTAAAGACATTACTCATTGAATATAGCCCTAGCCAAAAGAAGATCCATCTCGTTGTCTATATTGATCCCGTCTTTTTCAGAGACAACGAAAGGTCTGCATTTCTTTAAATAAAAGTCTTTTTGTTTTTTAAATCTCCCACACTGGACGACGTAGTAATTTCCAGACCTAGTGTAGATTAAATCAAGATCTTGTTTGTTCTTAAAATTGGTGTACCCGATGGGGTACAGGGAGCGCATCTTTATCGAGTAGCACCGATTAGGATGGTGAGCGCCAACAGGTTTAACAGATATGACAGAGCCAGTTCCCCTAAGACTAAGAAGCTCTTCGATGTGGTGATAGTCTGATTGTTTCCTAAAGGGAGAAGTCGGTTGTAAAATCCATATCCACGCATCGGCTGGAAGCTTAAGGGCGTCGATCGCATCTAGCAATACGTCCCGCATCAGAGCGTCGTCTGTGCATAAGGCCTCAGGACGCGGCCTCAGTATCACCTCGCTTGAACCCAAGTATTGGTCAACCAAACACTGAATGTCGGTCGAGAGTATTATTTTACTAAACTTTCCAAAACTTTTTGCCGATGAGATAGCGCGGTCTACGATCGTATGTGATCCAAGCCGCTGAAGGTTCTTATTTATAATGCTCTTCGAGCCAGCCCTAGCTGGGATAAGAGCGACATGATTCATCGCTTCCTCGCTATATAGACAAGCTTGTATCCTTCGTTAGCATCTAGGATTGTCTTGTCATAATGCTCCACAAGCGGCTGAGGCGTGTACCTAGATTCAGCCCACGCTGGTAAGTCTTGATATGGTTGAAACCCATGGGTGTATTTCATGATAGGTAGGCTTTCGGGCTCTATTGTCTGGCGTCTAACGATTGAGAAGCCCACTTCGTCTAAGAGACGCACGAGTGTATGCCCATCGAAGTACCAAAGGTGCTGAGGGCAAAACGTAAAGCATTTATCCCAAAGCATCCTCACCACGCGTGACGCCACGTTCGGGACACACACCACAAGGACTCCGTTTACGCTGATCTTTTTAGCAATCAGTCGAAGCTGTGCGACAGGATCCTTTAAATGCTCAAGACATCCCCATAAGGTGATCGCATCCCATTCCTTCTTATTGTCCTGGAAAAAGTCCACAATGCTCTGATTGTGCGCCGGGATATCTTGGTTATGACACTCTTGAATTGCTGCTGCGCTCTGATCGATGCCACACACTTCAATTTTATGATTAAGTTCTTTTAGACCACGAAGGAACACGCCGTTCCCACAGCCTACATCGAGGACCGATTTCGCTTTTGAGTTCGCTAGCCATAGCGCCGCTTGCCCAAACTTACGCTGCTGCCTTTCTAGCTCGGATTGAGAAGTCTTAAGTTTTGCCCAGACATTGATGGCGCTAGATCTCTGATAGAATTCGTTTAGCTTATAAAGCTTTGGCTGCCTTGAGTTATAGACAAACCCACAAGAGCAGCGAGATATTTCGATTGTTTTTGTTTTAAATAGGACTTGGGACTTTGGGTTTTGGCCACAAAACAAACAGTGCGCCGCTTCAAAATCATCCGGCCTTAGTCGGGTGAAAAACTCATTAACATCTTGTTCGTACGTAGAAAGCTCTTCCGATGGCATTCTATCCTCTGTTTGTTAAGATTTAATAAGCAATGTTAATAAAAATCAACTAAAATCAGCAACAGATGCCACGACCTGTACTAGTCCTAGCTACAAACAATCCACATGACCCGGGGTTTTATGACAGGTGGCGCGAGATCGGCCCAGTCTTTAGGATCGCTGACAAGGGCCCAATCGCAAAAGCAATCAGAGTGCTTGTTATAGATCACAGAGTCGAGGTGGATGAGGCCCTAATAAATAGATTCGAAAATCTTGAGGTTGTTGTCTCAGCAAACACAGGACACACACATATCACAGCAGAGTTAGAAGAGCACAGAATCGGTCTTGTCTCTTTAAGGGGAGAGGGCGATTTTCTAAAACACGTAAAGTCTGTATCTGAATTTGTCTTTGCGCTCATCTTTAGACTAATGAGACCAGGAGCCTCTATTGGGCACCTCTTGTCTGGCAAGACAATTGGGATTCTTGGATATGGTCGAATTGGTAAACACGTCGAACAAATCGCTCGTGGCTTTGGAATGGAAGTCTATCCTGTGGATAAGCACGAGGGCTCTATTGAAGTTCTTTTTAAAGAGAGTGACTTCATTTCTGTGCATGTTCCTGAATCAAGAGATAATGAAGGCCTGGTTAGCAAGAAGCTAATCGGACTCATGAAAGAGACGGCCTATTTTATCAACACCTCACGAGCTAGTGTGGTGGATGAGTGGGCTCTTTATGAAGCTCTCAGTGAAAGACGTATCGCCGGAGCAGCTCTTGATGTTGTGGCAGACCGTGGAATCCTGCCTCGCGATATCCCAAATCTAATCGTCACGCCTCACAATGCTGGAAACACGATTGAAGATAGAGTGATGACTGATAAGTTTATTCTGAATAAAACAATCAAGTGGTTAGATAAAAAAGACTCTCTACGGACTTGATCCTATAACCTGATACTGCACAATAAAAGAACTGGTTGTGACTGCGCTCAATGTAGCCGCGGGGCTTGTCACTGTGACAGAGATGCTTGTGTTTGTAACATCTGTCACATGGGCTGTGATTCCCGCACTCCTTGCATGAGCCACAGCCCAAATGATTGTGTTGTGAGTTTCCGCCAGTGGCAGCGTCGTCGTGATACTGGAGACTCCAGCAGCAGAAACCGAGAAGAGACCATGTTCTATAGACTGATAAGAAAATTGAGAGACTGTTGCGGAATCTCTCCTGAAACGAGATTCGACTTTGTTCACATAGAGTCGCTGCACATTTTCCTCTAATAGAGGAGCAGCACTATCGTTAAATCTTGTGATGGTGTGAGCCTTCTTGATGGTCATTTAGCGATGCGGCCTTTTTGTTCATATTTAAGCTCTTTCAGAGACTCGTTCATCATTTGATGAATGGCCCTTTTGGAATCTTCTTTTTGAACATCGTGGAAGTAGCTATTAAAAATATCCACCGCGAATTTATCTGGACCTATACCGATGGGTTTATCCATGATCTTGACGTTCATGCGTCTGGCCTCTTTAACAAACTCTTCGCCGTACTTTCTCTTTGCAATAGAGACAGCGAGCTCAATGTCTCTAGGGACAGTTACAAATCCAAGAGTGTATTGAAGTGCTTTTTCAAACCCAGTTTTGTCATCTTTACCTAAAAGCCCAACAGTAGACTGAAACCTAGATGTGAATGAGTTTCTAAGCATATGAAGATAATCCGGATTTCCAACAACTTTCCCGTGATCGTCTATCTCTAGCTTTAGAAACCGACTAAGTTCGCTGGCTGCTTTCCTGATTGGATCTGGAAGGTTTCTGTTGGTCGCTGCCTTTGCTACAAATTTAAACTCATTCGCATTATTGATCTCTTCAATCCTTCTTCCGGTATAAAGATCTCTGCCTGTGACAAACTTCTCCATAGAATAACGAAGGATAGGATTTGTGCGTCTTGCGATGTCTGCAAATCCAGATCCACCAAGCTCAAGAACATCTTCAATGGGGAGACCAAAACCAGTCACAAGCTTCTTTCCAAAGTTTAGTGCTAGCTTGTTTTGCACCCACTCAGGGTATCCTTCCCATTGTTTGTTAGTTGGTCCAAGATCTCTAAATGCTTTAATCTGCCCCATGATAGCACCAGGACGATGGGCAAATAAACGCATCTGGGCTTCCATGTTTTTCCTAGAGAAGGTGTAAAATGGAATAACCATTTTTGCGTATTGCTGTTCAAAGTCCGTGAGCTTTGCATAATCAAACATCGCTTCGTTTGCTTCCATTGCAGCAAGCTTTGGAGAAAGACCCCTTTGTCGCCACGTAAGGTAGTTCACCATGCGCGCTTGATTTTCTATGGCTGTGTTTAGTTTTCCGCCCCATTGGACCACTTTGAAATCTTTATCAAATGGATTGGCCTTATTAATATTTGCAATCCATGTCTTTTGAGCCTTTGGACTTAAACCCTCACCACCAAGATCTTGGAAGAAGTCTTTCATAGCTCCTTCGACTTTGGCTTCTTCGAGTACGTCTTTTAAAGACAGGCGCTCTCCGATGTCATTTATAAAAGCCTTATCTAGGTTTTTGCCACGAACCATGTCTAGAGACAGAGCATGAGTCTTTGGGTTTAATGCCTGTCTTCCAATAGAAGCAGCATTAAGAACAATATTAGAATTAAAGTTTCTGGCATAAAAGCTTGGGAAATATGTGGTCACCGCCCTCTTAAATGTATTTGTAAACTGACTTAGTGGATTTTTGCTAGGACCCTGGTCACGTATTAAAGCATTGTAATGGTCAGCAAATTCTTGCTTAACCCAATAGGTTGGTTCATCACCCCTCTTAATAAGGTCATCGGTGGCGTCTACAACGTTGTCTGAGTAATTAAGAGACTTTCGCATTGGTCTGCGCAACAGAGCATAGCCCTCGCCCGGAGGAGTCTTTCCTTTATAAAGACCACCCATCCCCTTTTTAACAATGTCGTCATACATGTGATCTTGCATCTCAGCGAACATGATTTCTGTCTTACGGTAGGCCAGGGCCTTCACCGGGTCGGCGGTGTAGGTCGCCTCATACGCCTTCCTTCGTTCGCTTAAGAAGAGCTTCTCACTTGGGGTGTAATCTTTGGCTAACTTAAGATCGGATATATCCGCTTCTTCAATGATGCCAGGGAACCAGTTTGCAAGCCTTTTATCTTCTACAAGCTTTGATCGATCAGCAAGCTCATCAGCGATAGACTTGCCACCACTATATTTTCCTTGAGCATAGAACTGATCTAGCTTGTCTTGAACCTTTGGGCTCTTTGCGCCAGCCGAGACCGTAACTTTTTCTCCAAGCTTTGATGCATCTAGAGCTACTTTAGAAAACTCTTTTCTCTCTTCTTTATTGAGCCCAGAAAAGAACGCTTCATATTCTTTCACATTGTCTAGCTTGATAGCCCGAGAGATCTTCTGTGTGCTGTCCCATGTTTCGATTAATTCTTTTTCTACCTTGTAAAAAGGGACAAACATTTTTCCAAGAACGTCTTTTGTCTGGTTGTATGTTTGTGCTGCGTAATCAGCCATTGGCCCAACCGTGTCGCTCTCTTTAATGGCCTGCATGACTTTTGGAAGCCCAACCTGATCTGCCATCTTTGCAACAGTCTTGCCTTCTAGGATGGTAGTCCCAAATAACTTCATCCCACCCAGATCAAAGATCTTATCATGAGCATCGGCCACTTCTTTAGAGACGCCTTTTAGTTCTACTTTTGGATCTCTGACAGATTTAAACTTTTGGATAAGCTCGCTATGAACCTCTGGTGCGATCTTCTGAGCAAGCTCCTGAGATGCTTTTCTTTCTGAAAATGCAACACCCTTTGCAGCAGCGGCCTCAGCTTGTGTGGCTAGTTCTTTTTCTACCCTGTCTTTTATGATGGAATTTGCGACCTTTTTCCCTCTACTAGAGAGAGCCACAACTTCAGCTCCGGCCTTTCCAATCTTTGCAGCAGTTCCAACACCAAACGAAAGGTAGGTTGATGGTGATCCAAGGATAGATGCCGTTAACCCAATCGCATCAGTCATCGTGTTATCTGGCATTCCAAGCTCTTTAAACATGTTTGTGTAGGTGTAATCAGAAAGATCTTTTCTGTCTTTCAAACCAAACGCTTTACTCATTCCTTTTACAATCAGGTTCTCATCTACTGACAGAACGCTTAAAGCACTATGAAAGAACTCTGACCCGGATTTAGGGTCATATGATTTAGGCCGAAGAGGCATATCACCATCAGCAATAGCGCTATCAAACGCGCTAAGCCCAGACTTCTCATTTTTCTCTACGACTTCTTTTGTCGGTTCATACGGCAATATAGCTTGTGGCTTCGAACGAGTGTAACCGAATGCTGCCTTTTCGTATGCGGCATCGAATGCATCAAGACCCATGTTTTTCTTTGTAAGAACCGATGGCGCTAGTGCCTTAGAAAGATCCCCAGTAACAAACGGGGCTTGCTTAAGATCCCTTGCTGTGACCTTTGGCGTTTGGGCTTTAATCTCTGGTTGAGGTTCCCCAGCAACAGCTTGATCAAAAGCCTCTAAACCATCGGCCATTTGCTATCTTCCTCTTTCTTGTCGCCTTACCGCACTTTGCTGATTAAGGGCCGCTCTTTGGGCTTGTTGTCTAGCGGCTTCTTGTTTGTCTGCTGCAGCAGCAGAGAGTCTTTTTTGTCCCTCGTTGAATCTAGCGCCCATAGCAGAAGCGAACGCAGTAAACTCTTTTGGGTCTTTAAAAGAAGCCTGTTGTGAAGCAACAAGGGCTCTCACTTCATCCACAGATGCGTCCGGCTGATTAGAGATGCTGATGCCACGATTCCATGCTTCTTTAACTTGTTTGGGTGCCCTATCGAAATTAAACTGAACCTCATTTTGTGGTAGTGGCGTATCCGCTGATCTCGCTGGTACAACAATCGGCGCATTCCCAAGCTTTCCACCAGACTTTTCATAAAGAAGCCTAGATTGTTGGTCATACTGATCGTCTAGCTGGGAGAGAGTCTTTTCATATTGATCCATGATCGGAGCAATCTTTTGAAGGTCTTCTGGGGTTGAGTCTGGGTTGTTAAACTTCTTTAGGTAAACATCATATTCTTTCATGATGTCTCCTCTGCTTTTAGTTGTGCCCATTATGTTGTCATTAATCTTGTCGATCTCTGATGATTTCTGAGATTGTCTTTTGATACCAACTTCTTCGGCTTGCAGGCCAAGTCTTTCGGCAGCGTACATGTCGGCCAATGACATCCGATCAGTCTTTGTTTCTTTTATTGAGAGTTCTCTTTCTCTAAGAGCTAGCTCCTTATTTTTAAGTTCAACCTCAGCAGCAAGCTTTTCTCTTTGAAGTTTGCTCTCTTGTCTTTTTTCAACACCTTCTTTAATCCCGCTAGTAAGTCCCTGAAGAAGTGCTGCCACTAGGTTTCGTTCCATAAATTCCCCTTATGCGTATCCGCCACTACCACCATCGTCATATCCGCTAGACCCGCCGCTGTATCCCATGTCATTGGTTTGGTAGGTTTCCTGATAGCCATCGTTAAAATTAACCTGGCTTCCGCTATACGTATTTCTTCCTTGGTTTTGTTGCTGGCCGCCGCCTGATCCAGCGCTTTGCACTCCAGCACTTGCAGCCGATCCCACTCCAACACCAAGAGCGCGATAGAAAGCATATTTCTTTTCTTGTTCAATGCCGCGAGCCCGTAAGCGCTTATCAAACTCCCCACCCTTTTCGATCAACCTAAGTTGGGCGGCCTGTAGTTTTTTCCTAATGGCAGCCTCAAACTTTGCTCTTTCTTGTTGGTCAAGCAAATGAGCTTCCTGACCTAGAATCTTTGCAGCTTGATTTATGGCTTCGTTATTCTCATCTAGCTCTCTTTGAAAGACTACGCCCTTTTTAGAACGGAGGGCTGTGACCCTAGCCTTAGTCTGGGCCCCTTCTGAGACTGATCCAATGGCTTGAGCTTCTTCAGCACGAGCCGTTTCAGCCTCTGAAAGATCTTTCATGAGGCCTTCTTCTAATGAATTTGGATCAGCCATCTATCCCCCTTTTAACCAGCAGCAGCCTTAGCACCAAGATTAATGCCAGTTCCAACAATTGCACCAAGAGCCTCTGTAAAAAACGCCTCGTCTTGTGCGTGGATGTTCATCGTCTGAAGTTCTTCTTGAAACCTTTGATGAGCAGCCTGTGTATCAAAATTAAAGACAAGATCTTCAGCAACACGCAACTCCTCTAGACCTTGAGACGCTTGAGCGGCCCTTCTTCTTGCTGCGATGTCCTCAGTCACTCCACGAGTAAAGCGGGCAGCTTGTGATTTTTGAACATCAGCACGGGCCCTTTGGGTTTGTTTTTGTTGAAGCTCCGCTTGTCCGATTTCTCCAAGCTGGTTCTCTGCAGCCGTGGACCTTAGAAGCCCACGACCAGAAAGAGACGCGCCAGATTGCACCCTTGCTTGACCTGCTTGATAACCAGTCTCTTCAAGCATATTAGCTAGTTGTTTATCCACAGCCTCACCAAACTTGCCTCTTTGTTCCATGAGGTTTTGTGTGAGTTCGCCCTCTCTCTTTTTAATTTGTCCAATATGGTATTCACGGATCTTTGGAGAGAGTTCTGATTGCTCTCTTTGAAGTCCTTCGATTCGTTGGTTTAAGATGTTGCGATAGAAGCTCTTTGTCTGAGCCATCTTATCGGCGTCATATCCAAGATGGCCTTCCCCAGTGTCGTAATAGGCGTCAGCTAATTGAGGACCAATACCACCAACGAAGTTTTGAAAGTTCTCATCGGCATAAGCGAATCCCTGAAGGCGTTCTTTGCGCCTCTCAACCTGGGCAATGTCTCCTTCTATTTCTCTAAAACGTTTTTCTTCTTCTGATTCTTCAAAATACCTTTGAGGTTCTGTTGGGTTAGTAGACTGCGTGGGTTCTTCAGCCATATTTTATCTCTTTCCTATTGCTTTTAATTCTACATCAAAACCCGAAATTCTGAATTTCTCGTTAGCGTGACAGTTTGAAAACCTTAGGGCCAGATGGGTTCCTATGGTGCTTTGTGTGTTTGTGGACCTGAAAAACACCTTTCTTCTGATGGTTGTTCTCCCACCCCAGACCACAGAACCCCACACGCCAAGCCCCCAAGCAAACCCGTCTTCTAAAAGAGTGACTTCATTAAGGGTCGCGTTTACTAGATCGTTAAAATCGACAATATGATAAACATTTAAACTGAAATTTCCCTCTTCTCTGACCCGAAGCTGAATCTTGGTAAAAATCTTAGCCAGGTCCTCATTTCCAAAAGAATAGTCCTTACTGCGCCAGTAGGCGTCTATTCCACCTATGGCATACTCTGATGTTGTGTCTGGCAAAACCTGCCACGATTCCGTTACTGTGATGACCGTTCCTGTGTTTGATTCAATAACGCGCTCTTGTCCAGCACCAGTGCCTTCACAAATTCTAATCATGAGACCAGAAAGCCCATCACCAGTAGTAAGAAAGCTTGCTGATGCGTCTATTAAAGTAAAGGCTGTGGCGCTTGTGGTAGTTCCATTATACCCCTCAACTATTCCATCATTGTCACCAATATCGTCCTCATATAAATATCCACGATAGTCTCCATATATGACCGTCTCTACACCAGTGGATTTTTCAAAGTTAGAAATGTAGCTCACACGCCTGCCCGTGATCGGAGGTTGCCAGCATTTCATGCCATCTCTTAAGTCATAGACTAGACCGCGATTGTTATGTGTCGCTGAGTTAGAGGGAAAGTATATAATATACTGATTGAGCCTTTTGTTGAAGACAGCTTTCGCATTTGCAAGCTGTGCTTTAGTTGGATTATCGAGCAATTCTTCGTCAACCTTTTCAGACAAGTGAACGAAATTGTTCCCATCAAATGCAAATATACCCCTCTCTGAGAGGAATATATGAAAGTTCCCACAGTCCACCAAAGATGCTGGGGCAAATAGGCCAACGCTTTCTTGCATTTGTATTAAGGTAGAGGTGTCTATGGTATTGCCTGAGCCTGGGCTAAACTTCCAAACAGAGTTCTCTGTATAGATAATAATCTGGTCATTTAATACACGAAGACCGTTTATTCCACCACCCTTGCCAGAGCCAAGAAAGAATGAATCTAGGAACCTGTGGGGATCTGGCGCCGCATCTGTGCCGAAGCTAGACATGGCAACTTTGAGATTTCCATCAACGTTCGTGCTGTCAATAATGTTGGCTGCATAGATTCTGTTTTTATGGGAGATGACATACTTCGCTATTGGAACACCCGTCGATGAGGCAACGCTTGAAAGATAAATAGCAGAGCCAGAACCATTCCATAAAACCATTGGATCTAAACCATTTGATGCTATGACAACGTCATCTGTTGCTGATCTTGGGTCCTGTATTTGTGTAAAGGTATAGAAGGTGCTAGAGACAGATCCAAGCCCAGTTAAAATTGCGTTTGCCGTAGAGGAAGTATAGTTGTAAATAGAATTCCCAGCGCAAACTACGTGAAATGAAGCAGATGCTCCAGACTTTCTAAAAAAATAATGCCCAGTTATATTCTCACCAGTGGTGGGCGTGGCAGAGTTTGCCAGCCTAGAGTTTAATATTTTCTGGGAACCGAAGCGCTGATCTATGTCTCCATTTGGACCATAGACGACATTTTGAGCATCGGATGTTTCTGTATCTTGGAGATCGGTATAATCAGATACTGCCTTATACCCACCCCTGAACCTTTGTACAGAGACTGCTGGTGGTAAAAATAGTGCCACATTAGCTTCCTATATAAACAATTGTTATGTTGTTCTCTGTTGCCGTTGTCGATAAACCTTCGGCGCCGCTTGCGTCATTATGGTCAATCAACGCGTTAACTGTCCCTCCGCGATCCAGAAAAACAGTGCCAGCGCATTGAAATCCGTCAGGGACAGCTCCCGGATCAGTAGACGCAACAGTCACAAATAATGTCGCCCCGTTTTTATTAATAGCAAGCCTAGATGAAGTAGCATCAAAGGTACTAGTGAAAGCGCATCTTGCTGACACATGATAATACCCTCTTTTTGGTGCGGTAAAAACCCACGATGCTCCGGTTGTAACCGCTGAGTGTGTGTCTATTACTTTTGTCCCATAATCAATAATGGTGATTGTGTTACTGCCTGGTATGGCCTGACCCGCCGTTGACTGGTAAAAAGCCATAATCGTTTGAGGCTGTCTAAGCTTTAAAGAGCGTCTCAACTTTGATCCAATCTGTTTACATATCCATGGATGACTAACTGATCCTTAACCGTTCCCCACACAGATATTACTTTTGGTGTCGCATTCCCCTGAATCACTAGTCCTGGTGCAACAAGCTGCGGCCCTTCTCTTGGAACAATGTCTTGATAGATTGCTGTTAGAGAGCTAGATGCGCCCCATTCTACGACAAGACTAATTGTGGTCGTTAGTTCGTTTGTGGCATAAAGCCAAACTTCATCTATGATGCTTGAAGAGCTTGGTCCAGTGTGGGCAGTAATCACCCCGCCAGAAGTAGATGAAACGGCGATTGCTAGTCCATCCACCGATCCGCTTAATACTCTTTTTGTAATTGCTGCCATTTTTGTCTCCTAGCTAAAAACCTGAATTGCTAAATACACCGATAAATCAAGCTTTGGATACGTCACACCTAATGCGTTAATGGTCCTCGTAATCACCGAACTTGTTTCTAAATTTCCAGCGCCAACGCCTGAGTTGATTATGTTGGCTGAATTAATATTGCCAGCCTGTAGCGTATAAAGATCATCGATAACGCGATTCACCGAGCTGGCTTGAGCAATCTGCCCGTTAACCTCACTGTACGCCCTAGTTATGATTGCGATAAATCACCAATCTTTCTAGTACCGTTGAAACCCAGACACCGAGACCCTAAACACCTGAAGACCTGCCGTTTGGCAAACATGTCCAAGAATCCTCATGAATCCATGAACATTATCTACCCGTGAAGAAATGGCTACAGAAGTGGCCCCAAGCGCACTTGGAACCTCTAGTGTGGCGGTGGATAAATTGACCCAATTTGGAGCAAGGTTTGCAGCCGTTCCAGATGGATCAGCAGCCACCTGAACCTTCATATCTAGGAATGCAATGGCCGTTAGGTTGTTTTGAAAATACACAGAAAATTTATCAAAACCCCTGATGTCGATTGGTCCAAGTATTAAAGACGCAGTGGCCGTCGTTAAAGGAACTGAATTGTAAGTTTCAACATTTTTATATCCAATGCTCATTTTTTACCACCCTCGCCCATTTCTAATTGATACTTTCCTAGGCCTCTGGATCTGCCTGCTTTCGGCCTGTTTCTTCATTTTACTCATAAGGCTATTGTACTCTTTATCGGCCATACTTGTATCGGCTTGTTGCTGGAAGAGACAATTTTTCACAATGCCCCACACCAAGATCGGATGATACTCTGCTGGGATCTCGCTTGAATTAGATCCTGCTGAGACATCGGTCAGCCTTTGAACATAAAACAGCCTCACTGCTGAAGCCAAAGAGTTTGTTGGTGTTTCAATAAAATGAATCTGATTTCCTACCAAATAATACCCCCCATGAAGCGGTGGGTTTGTGTCTACGATCGATCGTTGTGCTTTGTCCCTCTCACTCATTTTAACTGGGGCAATCTCAAGAGGGTTTGTTTGGTCTCCTCTTAAATCTTCGACTCTTCTGATTTTCACAAGGTCAGTGGGGAGAGTATAATTTCCAGTACCAGCCACAAAAGTGATGCTTGTTTGTGTGACAAAATAGTTCTCGTCAGCCTGTATGAGCTCCTGTTGGATCTCTGATTGGATGAGGTTATGGTAGCCAATCATAATATTGTCAGTCCAAAAAGAACTCGTGTTATCAGGAAAGGTTCTTGCTGTGTTCAGGGGTTCGTTTAGAAGGGCCCTGGCTTGATCTATCGCTTGGATTAGGGTCATTTTTTAAACCCATATCGTAAAGCATTTGCAGCGGATCTTGAGAACAGGTTCGGACTATTCCAAGCCTGAACGTCTGGCCTGATCCAGGCATTCTTTGGCTTCTTGTTTAAATTAGGATGCTTGTTGTTTTTAGAGGCGTGCTTAGTTGTATAGAAATTTGTGATGAGACTATAGATCTCTTTTGCTTTATCTTTATTTCGTTCGTGCTGTTTTCTGTCGTTGGTTAAAACCTCTTTTTTCCAAGCGTCATCTTGAAACTTTGCATATTCCCTGGAGCTTCTCCACCTATGCGAATCGGCATTAAAAAGCTTTGGAAGTATTCTTTCGTCTAGCGGGTGATAGGTCTTTGATGCACCTTGAATAAAAATGCTTTGGGTCACTGGAGTGATGAGTTTCCGACCCAGCGTCATGTGTCGCCAGATCTCAAAATATCCAAACTGATTATTCCATAGGACAAAAAGATGGGGATCATATTCACGTATCTTTCGCACAATATTGCGATCAGGTGTGTACATGATCCCCCTATTCTTTTTTACCTAGTACAAACTACTTCGTTTCTTTGTGAAGAAGTGGTCTGTAGGTTGTTATCGCCAAAACACCGCTCAAGCTCTGACACACACAAGACGTCTGAAGACTTAATGGAGTCCCCACGCTTAAACTGTTATTTGCTGATGGTGTCAGCGTATAAGCAGTAAAAGCCACAAGGTCATTTGATGTGTTTGCTGATACAGCGGCGCCTCTAACCTGTAAGGTCGAGCCCGACGCTGTGCCCAGAGCAACGGTGAACTTAAAGGAGTCCGATGTGTTTGCTGAGATAGAGTTTGCGGTGTAGAAAGAAACCTTCTCTACCACACAAGCGACCGGCGCAACAAACATCACTCGCGTGATGGTGCCCGATGCAATATCTCCCAAACAATCAATGGACTGTCTTTTCATTCCGGCTGAGTTTAGATCTAGGTTTTTAATTCGGATTGCCATTGGCTATTTCCTCCTTTGGAAGCCGATATTAATCAACCCTAATATCGCGAATCATCGCTAGACATTTAGGCGATTTATCTAAGCCGATTTGTCGGTAACTTCGCAAGAAAGCCTCGAAGGCATCTTGGTTAGAAACTCGGCTTAAGATAGAACCGTCGTCATCCGCCCACTCAAAGTCCAACAACGTATAGAGTTTGAGTGCGTCTCTTTTAAAGACGAGTAGCGAGTTATACGGAGCCTGCCTGTCTCGTTCAATTTGGACACCGTTATAGCTTAAAGCGCTCATACCGGCATCAAAATTCATGGTTCCATATCGTCTGTCAGAACTGACATGATCCAGGAACGCGCGGACTACACCGTGTTCGCCCATGATCATATCTGGATCTTCGCCAGACTCAATGTTCACCCTGTCGAAAGCTTGCTGAATAAGGTTCCCGTCGATAATTCGTTCGGTACCTGAGTTTGCAAGAATGATCGAATTCCATTGAGAGTTTGCAGCCCTGTTAATTCCCTGAATGGCGCTTCCAGCAAATGCGTTTGAACCCCAAAAGTTACTTTGGGTGTAATCATCCACAAGAGCGAGAACACCGTTCATTTCAATACCAGCACCGCCTGCTCCTCGATTGAAGAAGAAGGTTTCGCACTGTGACCATGCGCCGTGAGATCCGGAGGTGACGATTGTGTCAACCGTGGTTCCTGGTGAGTTGGACACAGAAATCGAAACAACCTTTACGCTGCCATCTGCTGTTGGTGATGCAACAGTTCCACCATCAAGCAATTGTTCTTGGTAAAGATATCTCGCTCCTGGTTGGCCCGATTCAAAGAACCGGTTATAAACCGTTGCAGTCGTAAGATCGGCTGCCACGTCTGCACCGACTTGGGCAAGCCTTCCATCGCCTGTTCCCCATGTCTGACGACCGAGGTCGTTGCGAAAATCTTTTACCCCGCCATCCATTTCACTTGCCATTGCTTCAGCGAAGGCGTTTTTGCCTGCTCTGATCGTAGGACCAGTGACTTGAATTCGTAGGTATTGATAAGTTGAACTGACGACCGACAATAGGTGTGTTTGGTTTCCAGCCGACGGAAGAGTTCCTGCGTCTGCCCTAGCACCTACGCCAGAGTTACGTGCAGTATGGACTGGCCACACTACTCGTCTGCCCGACCACTCTTTGTCGGACTCATCAAGATGTTTAAAAAGAGGAACCTCTGAGTTTAAGGTTTCTCTGATTGCGCCTTCGTAGAAGTCCTTAAGGACGTTATCGAAGGTTGATAGGCTTAATGCCATATAAGTTACCCCCTAGTTTAAAGAGACATTGGTTTTCGTTTAGCCAGTAAAAAAACGCTTCACAGCCTTGTGGGCGTCTTTTAAAGACTTTGGCCTGTCCGATTCATTGAGACGTGGCCCAACGTTCCTGGTTGGTAATGCGGCTTTTGCCTTTTGCTTTTTTGTTTCCAAAAGAGACTTAAGCTTGGCCTCTGCTCTTTCTAGATTTCTGGTGTGAGAAAGCTCCATATATTCCTCAATGGCCCTAGCGTCTTTCTTGCCTGTACTTTTAGCCCATCCAAGGACTGCAAGTTTATCGGCTTCCGGGAACACCGGAGCTAAGGACTTGAACAAACTATCGAGTCTTTGCTCTTCAGATTCTGTCCTGACTTGCTTAACTTCTGTCCGTAGTTGTTGAAGCTCGTCTAACAAATTCTGATTGTCAGAAACATAGGGATCAGAAAAAACATTACTTTCCCTGGCTTTGAGCTTGGATTCAGCTTTACGTTCGGCCTCATCGGCTACCCTTTTTACATCTTCTTGATGTTTAAGGTTTAGCTCGGCAATCTGGTCCTGAAGAGATCTTACCTTCTCATTCACTTCCTTGAAACGAGTGTAGGGAATCTTCTTCTCTTCCTCGAATTGCTTTAGATCAGACTCATCAAAAGAGACTGCCTCGTTTTCCTTGGCACCAACTTTTGATTCATTTGAACTAACTTCTGGTTCATGCGTTGACGGTTCGCTTGAAGCTTTTACGTCTTGATTCCCTTGTTTTACGGGAATCTTTTCACCAGCCGGTGGAACTTTTGCTCCCATGCTCAGTGTTCTCCTTTTTTAGGTGTTTTAACGACTGTTTAACGCCATATCTGTCGGGGCGATAAAAAGGATTCGTTGTTTATGTTTTTTAGTTCGACCCCTGATCTAGATAAAAACGTCAAGGGTTCTTTGAATACTTCTATACTGTGGCGTTTAAGCTATAGAGTCAAGATTAACCGGCCCCTACTGGGACCTGTGGTCCTGCTGGGGTTCCTACTGCTGCTTGATTTGTTTGGGGCATTGCTTGCCCTTGGTTAGGGAGAGACGCCATAAATAGTTGAGTATGTGCTTGTAACACAGCATTAAAGAGCTGCTTGCGCTCTGGGATTAGTCTTAAAAACTCTGGTGTTCCCATAAACTTAGAGAGTTCCTTCATGTAAAGAACGTGATTTTGTGCTTGGAAGATCTGCGGCTCTTTGCCCTTCTTCATCATCTGGATGTCTAGGAAGACCGTCTCTTCTGCTTTTTCAACGTCCTCATAGAGCATGTCGAAGTTACCAAAGCGTAAAGCCTTCATCATCTTAGCTGGGTCATCGATAATTCGTCTGTCCCAAAGATTGAATAAGCGCTCAAGCTTTGCTCCCCTAAAGTCTGGGAACATGCTTTCAATCTCAATATGAACATCTGTTTGGTTTCTTAGATCAGCGGCGCTAAGCCACTGAGCGCCCATCCTGCCATCTAAACCAATCACTTTAATCTTACGAGCTTCAATCCATTCTTGGCTTACAAGCAATAATTGCTGTGTAGCAACAGTGCTCATAGATCTAGCCATTCGTCTTAGGATTGGACCAATGATCTCGTCGCTTTGCTCTGCTGAAACCTGAAGTGCAACAGCGGCTGTAAGATTCGGGGGAGGGCTTACTGAGCTCTCGCGCTGACCACCAACGTCCCTAAAGTCGATAATTAGGTTTTGAGCAAGCTCTGCTAGATAGTTTGGTAGTGGTGCAATCTGAGCTGGGTGGGGTTCTGGGAGAGCAGAGTTATATTCAATAATCTCTGCTTCTTCATCGTTAATGGCTTCTTCTGAAACACCGCTACCCTTTGCAAGAAGCCATTTAGCATTGCCCATTGTGACTGCATTTTTAAGCTTCTGCTCTCGCAGGATATTAAAGGCTCTCTGTACTGGGATAAGCTTTTCAAGGGTGGCTTGTGACCAGAAATGAAGGCCGTCTTCTTTCTCAGTAAAACGAACAATCGGATAAATATTATCACCATAATCATTTGGGAAAGAACCAATGTAGGCTATTTCCTTACCGACTTTGACAATAAAAAGACCCTTCTCATATTGAGCATTGGGTCTCATCCAAAAATATTTACAAAGCACTTCGCTATTTAGAGAGTCAGACTTTTGAGAGTGCACTGTTCCTGTCGATGTAAACAGTGGACTTGCTAGCCTATTAGCAATCTTCTCGTACTCAGTTCTAAGGGAATCGTCATCGCCCATTTTCTGAAGCTTGCCCCTTAGGTGTGGCCAGACATCTTCACACTCAGAGACAGCCCGATGTTCGCGCATCATCATCCACGGCTGATCTTTCATGTTGGTAATATTTTCATTGCCAGGGATGACAGCAAAGCAGCTTTTATGTCTAGACGATATCTCTCCCATGAAGATCTTTTCTTTTTCAACAAGGCCTTCTTCGTCTAGGAATAGCTCGTTGTCAGAATTGGTCTTATTAACCTCGACGTGCTCTCCCGCCAATGGGTCCCAGATATTGACCATGAAGGCGTTGCCCATAATGAGCATGAGCATGTTGAGTTTATCGTATTCCGTTTCCATCTCTAGCTTTCGCCAAAGATGGGTTAAAACGTCGTCGCTATACTTAGCGGCCCTAGTGTCTGGAACGTCGTTTGTATCTGGAATTACTCTTGTTTGGGGTCTGTTCTTGGTGAGCTTGGCTTGTCTAGAGTCAATGAAGGACCCAATTCGGTTGATAATGAGAGGCTGTTCCATCTCTCTTGGTAGCTCAAGGAGGCCGGTTCTAGGATTAAATAGAAGGTGCTGATAGCCAAGATAATAAGCGAGATTAATAGTCCATTGAAATTCATGTTTCTTCCTCATCACCAGACCGTGATCATGAAGGTCTTCAATGTAATCACTCCAACCCTCTTTTGTGTCCGGTAGGTCGCCTTGCTTATAGTTCTTTTTTGGTAACTTTAAATACTTTTTTAGGTCTGCCAATCCCTGGCCTCCTTATGGTTTGCCCTAAAGGGGGATGCCGTCTTTATGTCTAATCTTATCAGGGATTTTTAATTTTCTCTTCTCATTTTCCCAAGATAACAATTCTGGCAGGTCCCTGGCCATAAGCCTATTCAGAAGATCCTTGCTTTCCATCCAATGCTGGACCTTTAGAAAAACGATCAGTCCCATTAAAAACGCTTCCATTATCAAATGTTCAAGCACTTTGTTCTCCTCACACGTTTACGTATAGCCTTATCAACGTTTTCCCACACTCTTCGTTCGTTGGCACTAAGATGCTTGTATTTGTCTGATTCGTCGGTTTGTTGCGGCGCAGGGGCAAACACTATTTGAAGCTGGGTCTTTAGGGCATCTAAAAGATCATCATGTTTAAGCTGTGGATGGTAGCAGATCTGGTGATAAAGGCTTGCGTGGTCTTTATGGATAAAGATCTTCTTTTGTTCAAACTTTGGTTGAAGGGCCCTGATCCTAGCTTCTTTAGATTCCCGGTTATTGGTAGGCACTTCTTGGATTGGGAAGAAGACATCTCGACGTTCCATTTCCATGGCCAGAGTGATCTTAAGAACCTTTTCTATTACGTATTTCTCCATTGCCAGGCACTTGATCACCCCATCCATGTCGTACTTATTATATTTTTGAACTAGCTTAAAGATCTCATCCACCAGGGTTGAGGGATCCATCTTGAACTCGATGGCTTCAAGGATCCACCAGTTCTGATCGCTATCGACTCCATTAACAATAATGGCACTAAAGTCAGATCTGTCCTTTGTTGAGATGGCTGGATCAATAGACATGAACACATAAAGATTCTTTGGTGGCTCGCTATAAAACTGAACCTGCTCCTGACGAAACGTGGTGTTAGCGTCCGAGATAGGTTGGTTCATATATTGACAGGCAAAGATGTATTCGCTTTGTGTTTTCCTTTGCTCGTCTAGAAATTCTTTTGTGAGCCTGTCTGGCAATAAAAGCTTCCCGTCTTTGTCGATAGCTTGTCTTAGAAAGATATCAAACTGATCTCTCTCGCCGGAGTCTGAGTCCATGATCCAACCGTATAGATCTCCAAAGTGATACCTGGTTCCAACAACAATAACCTGCTTGTCATCGCCAGGGTCTAGGACCGAGAGGAGTAATCGATAGTGGTCAATCGTCTTTTGGATCTGCTCTGGGTGGTTCACGTTAAGAGAGCTGACTGGGTCGTCTAGGATAATAAGATCAAAGTGAAGGCCTGTGACTGCTTGTTTTTCTAGGGAGGCCGCCATGACGGTTGGTTCTTTTGGGAACTTGGTCCTTTTTCCTACAGTAAATTCGTTGTCTCTCCAGGTGGGGGCCCCTTGTGACCAGTCACCAAAGATCGCTTTAAATTTATTGTTGCTATCAAAGTGGGATTTTATTTCTTGAACGTATTTAATGCTATTGCGCTGGGTCTCTCCGCTAATCAGAATGCGTATGTTTGGATTTTTTATGATGCTACGAACGGCATATCCAACAGTGACAACGGAGCTTTTAAAGCTGCCTCGTGGCATTAGGACTAGTTTTTTGCGCCTGTCTTTTTTCTCAAGCGTCCAGCAAAGCTCTTTATGTGGGACAACCCTTAGGTCTTTGTAGCCAAGAATTTCTTTACACAAAAAGAAATAATCACTCTTCGCTTTTAGGAAGATCTCTTTGAGCTTGTCGTTCTCGCTCATTTGCTAGCTCCTCCATAAATTTTTGAATGTCAATAAGTGCAAAATTTACAGCAGCCAAAACCCATAACGGAGAAAGAACCCACACCCATGGCCAGTTTATTATTTCACCGGCCCTTAAAGCAGCTAAAATTATTCCAAGCGCTATTGGCATCTATTCATCCAACTTCGTGTCTTCAAAAAGATCCATGGGCGATACGCTTGATATTTGTTTCTTTCCATCAAACGCTCCCCACACCTGAAGGATTGTTTTAATGGTCTCGAGCTTGAGCTTGAGGTCTACCATTGGTTGTGGGTTTCCAAACTTGTCGAACTTGATTGTGTTGGCTTCAAGACAATCTTTAAGGTGCGTCACAATAAAAGTGGAGTCCACTCCATTTTCAAGAAGGGCGTCTTGAACTGTTTTATTCTCGGCCTTTGTCTGATCTATTTCTTTATTGGTGTAGGTTGAAACGCCAGCTTCTCTGGCTGCTAATTTTAAATTGCCGTGCTTTAATATTTGTTTGATTAGGTGGCGCTGCCAGCCTGGCAATTCATCAAACTTCTTGTTGGCCTCTTCTGTAAAGACCTCTCTAGCGAAAGGAGGCCTTGAGAAGACTATCTCTTTTTCCTTCTTCTTCTCTTCCAATGAGATCCTCTTTCTTGTGGGCGTCTTTACAAGCCCAGCACTTATTCAACCTAAAAAGAACAGGGTCTTTTGTAAACCCAGCATCTAAACACAACACACATTTTATTTCTTCCATGATCATTGTTGAGTAACTGCTTGCTCTGAGTTTACTGACTCCGCATTAAAGAGCCCTGGTGTTTCAGATAAATATTTCTCAGCCACAAATAAAAACTCAGAGACGTCTTTGCTGAGTGGCTTGTTGTTTTTCTTTGAGTCGCTTACAAAATAATCCATATACCCTTCGATCTCTCTAGCGGTGAGAGACTTTAGCGTTCGACCTAAATATTTCTTTCCTATTCTAATAACGTAATCGCTTGTGTTTTTTAAAAGCTCTGGTGATGGCTCTACTGTTTGAACGTTAGAATAAAAGCCCCCATTAAAAGAATTGGGGACAGTAACTGGCGCGTCGGCTAGCCTTGTGCCTTCTGAAAGCTCTAAGGCAAACTGGGTTCCAAAGCCTGAATTTGCGAGGGCTCTTCCAATTGCCCCGGTCTCTGCCACCTCGAACTCGTTTTCAAGTTTTGGATCTAGAACTTTCCTGTGTCCCGTAGCAACAAGGGTTCCTTTTTCATCACGAACTTCTGCCCTAAACCACCAAACACCTTCCTGTTGATGCGGCGTTGTTTGAAGAGACCACCCCTGAGATTCTTCTCTAAACCATAGAATCCGTTGCGCAACCTCTAGGTATGGCCTACCTTTTAAATCAATTGTAGTTAGTTCAGTACCGCTTTTTGTTTTAAATGTTTTCATGATTTTGGATTAACATCAGGTTTGATAAATATTCTAGTGGGAAATGGGGCCGTAGTCTAAAATTAAAATATGCCTGAAAAAACTGACATTGCGCAATCCAAACACGCAAGGCTCCAAGGTCTAGAACCAATCTCTGATTCTTGGACAAATCTTATTTGCGACAGCTCTGGTGTGCTTCGCGTTAAGCCAGATGGCGGCGCATCTAGTGTAAATATTTCTGCAACGGGGAATCTTGCTACTGAGACGACGCTAGTCACGGCTGTCACATCTCTACAATTGCTAGACGACGTTGTGCATGCATCTGGCTCCCAATTTAACAAGGGTGTTGCAATTGTTGCGTTCGCGGGATCTTCTACCGCTGCTCATCAAATACAGGCTTTTGAATTAACTGGAACCATCGCGTTAAAGACGGCGCTTGTTGATTCTGCCGGAAACCAGATTGTGAGTTTTGGCGGGGGTACCCAGTATTCAGCCGGGGTGACGGCCAGCGTCCCTGTTGGAACCGTAGCGATGGCTGTTGGTGCTTCGCAGACAATTAAAAATTTACAGGTCATAGAGCTCTCAAGCAATCTTGCATTAAAGATCGCAGTTTATAACTCCTCTGGTGATCACATCTCACAATTCGGGACGAGCCAGGTCACTGTCACAAATATTGTAGGAACTGTTAGCGCCGTAATAACCGGAAGCGTGGTTGTTACGAACACGATATCAGCAGTTATTACTGGGTCTGTCGTAGTTACCAACACCGTCTCTGCTGTAGTAACCGGAACAGTAACGGCTGACACTGAGCTTCCAGCCGCCGCCGCTCTTGCGGACAATGAACTAAACGCAAACGCAGTTCCTTCCGTTGGTGCTCGTCTTATGGGTTTCGATGGATCCACTTGGGATCGCGTTAGAGTTGGCGCACCAGGTTCAGATAATGTTACGCCATCTTCATTCCCTGGTGTTCAATGCGTATCAACTCTTTATGCCTTTGATGGCACCGATATGGATCGAATAAGACTTGAGGGATCAGTGCTTGGTCTTATGGTTGGTGGATCTATTGCCCACGATTCTTCCGAATCTGGAAACCCTATTTCTGTCGGCTTTAATGCCAGACAAACAAATCCAACCCCAGTGGCAGACGCGGATCGCGTTCGCGGTATCGCGGATGACATTGGAAGACAAGTAGTAATTCTTGGACACGTTCAGGATCTTCAGGAACAAAATTCAATACAAGTAAGTAGCTCAGCAGAGACGGATTTATTTGCCGGCTCTGCTACAACTGTTTTTAATCACCTTGTTTCTTTAGACATTTCAAACAGAAGTCAATTTTCAACTTTTGTTTCAATTAGGGACGTTTCTGCTGGGACGGTTAGATTAAGGTATGAGATTCCGCCAAAAGGTATCTTGGTAAAAACTTGGCCGATGGCCACGGGGTTTAAGCAGACAACAGGTGGTGGAAGCTGGACAGTGCAAACCAACAACACGGCTACTGTTTGTTATAACGTAGTAGTGAATAAGAACGTATGAGACAAGTAATTGTCGGCGGGTATTCTACCGACCCACTTAATACAGCGGCGACTGAATACAACACTATTTATGGTCGTGAGGCGAACACTTGGAACTCAGCCCAAGCTGTGAGACGGCAAATAATTCCAGGTAATGGAATAGCACACTCGCTCAAAGTTTTTTTGTCAGCGGCTCCGGGAGGTGGTGGTGCGTATGTGTTTACCTTACGAGTGCAAAATGCCGCGACAGCGGTAGCTGTTACAATCACTGATCCTGCGACAAGCGCAGAAATAACAACCACCGAAGCGGCTCTAGTCGCGGGAGACAGGTGGAATTTAGAATGTGCTCCAAGCGGTAGCCCAACAGCAACACCCACGGCTCAATGGTCTTTCATAGTTGAAGACACGGATGATGTGAATAGATGTTGGATTACTGGTGGGCATAACAACACAATGAGTCCTTTATTAAATGAGAAAAATTCAGTTGCAGGTGGAGATACATGGGCTACGGTACTTGCAGGATTTAACGGCAGAAGGGCTCCGGTTCCAATATCTGGAACAGTGAGAAATTTATTTGTGCAATTAAGCGCCGCGCCTGGAGCTGGGACAAATTTTGTGATTAGTTTACAACTTGGTGCCGCCGCTTTATTGTCTGTAACAATTTCTGGAACAAATACATCTGGTAGCGATACTGGTTCATCGACAGTATCAGTTGGAGATAATATTAGAATGGACAGTAATCCGACAAATACACCTACAGCAAGATACGCTTTTTGGGGTTTTTGTTTTGAACCTGATGAGCCATACAAATATCCAGTATTTGGAGAAAGTACGGATTTTCCTGCAAATGGAGAATATAATTCCTTGTTCTCGGCTGGCGAATTATGGACTGCTACGGAAACGTCTGTAAGAACTAGAGTTAAAATGGGGATAATGAGCAATTTTGCAATAACATCCGGAACAGCGCCCGGTTCCGGACAAAGCACAAGCATTACCTTAGTGGTTAATGGAGTCGACACAATTACAGTAACATTGTCAGACACTGCCACTGTGGCTACAAACTCTACTGATTATGTGGAAGTCCAAGACGACGATGAGGTTAGTATCAAGGCAACTCTTAGTGGCGGGACTTCAACAACTGATCTTGGTTGGTCGATAGCTTACTTTACTTATTCGCCGTGGATGTATTCATCACGGGAAGGGAATATGGGGAACTAAATATGACTGTACGAATAGCTCCGCTTGACTATAGATCAACACAAGCTAATCTTGATTCCCAAACTGTAGCCATAAATAACTTTCTGGCCGACAAGACTGTCACAAAGCTTGCCGTATGTGATGAGTTTATAATGGCGCATTACACGAATGCACCACTTGTTGGTCTTCCAATTAAGGTTAAGATATTTGGATTGGTGGATGCCATTCAGGCTAATGGGATAGTAGCTACAGAGACGGCTATAAATAATTTCATAAATAGTAATGTGACATCACAACCTCAAGACGTAATCTCGCTAGACTCTGGGGTCATTGTTCTTGTCTATAGATAAAGAAGAAAAAGAAAAACTAAAAGAGTCTCTAAAAGAAACCGCACGCCGTATCGGTTCTGTGAGAGACTTCTGGGACTATTTCGTAGACGAACTGTGGGCTGGGAAGGTCGATGGGATAGATCCGGGCGTTCACCTAAAGTCACCACCCAAAGAGCTGCACCTTATTCAACAAGACGTGTATAAAATACTTTACGGGGAAGCCGCCGTGTTTGATCTAGCGGAAAAAGAAGAGAGGGTTCTCGTGATGCGTCTTATTAAGAAGATCAAAGACGATTTAAACTATTGATGTTTAATAAATGTGTGAAACAATTTATTTATAGACAAGGTTATTCTTTCAATCGGAGATCTCCATCTCCCGTTTGTAGACAAGACAGCCTTTGGGAAACTGCTTCGCTTCATTGAAGAGATGGAGAAAAAACCAGACTATATAATCCAAATCGGCGATCTATACGATTTTTACTCTGCCAGCAGGTTTGCTAAGAACCCAAACGCCATTACTCCAGATCAGGAAGTCCTATGGGGAAGAGAAGCAGCAGAACAAGTCTGGGCCTCTATTAAAAACAGGGCGCCCAAAGCAGAGTGCTACCAGCTAAAAGGCAATCACTGCATCAGGCCAAATAAGAAGCTCATGGAGCTTGCACCAGAGCTTTTCTCCTACTTCGTGCCCAAGCCCCTATGGGACTTCCCAGGGGTAAACACAATCCATGACGCAAGGGAAGAGCTTGTAATTTTAGACCGTGTTTTTCATCACGGATGGAAAACGCAGCTAGGTAGCCACGCCAGATTCTACAGAAAGAAGACGACCGTCGGCCACTCGCATCGTGGGAATGTCTTACTGCTTCCTGAGTTCGGGAACGAAGATCCCATTTGGGAGCTTAACTGTGGATACCTAGCCGATCCAGAACACGAGTCTGGAGCCCTAAAATACTCACCACAGAAGTGGAACGCATGGACTAAGGGGTTTGGGTTAGAAGATCAATACGGCCCCAGATTCATTTCTCTTTAGTATAAATTGTCCTGTGGTTCCCACGTATCAAGCCTTATCGAGTTTTCTACTACGTCTGTTTCTTTAATTTTATAAATCGGCTTAAACTCTTTGATTAGACCAAGGCATGTATTTTTGTAAATCTCTGCTTCTTTGTAAATAAACTCAGTGTTGCCTTTGTCGTCCGGTGCTCTTGTTGCGATGTCCTCAGATAGAGCATTTTCAAATCTCTCAATAGCATTACTCCATGCATTGTTATGAGTTTTGTCGGCCCACGCAATACAATCAGGCAGGTACTCCATACTGATTGCAGATTCGACTTCGTTTATGAGTTTTGAAAAAAACAACGCACTCATGTGATTAGCGCCTTTTCTTTGTATGAGACTCCGTCTGGACACGAAAAAAGAAGACTGGACCCAACGTATTTTCCGCGTCTTCTCATTTTTACAATCTTAAGCTCCCTGTCGCTAGGATCAGCATAGCCCCTCCGGATAAGGTCAGGGTGTGGTCTGTTGAATAAAAACACGTTGTGGGCCTCCTGGACGGCCGTAGACGAGCCTTTAATATCAAACTCAGACTCAACCCTGCCCCCATCTGTCTTCTTTGGATGCATAACCATGACTATGTGCGCATTAACCCGTTTACAAAATATAATCAACTGATGAATAACGCGGTCCATCTCGATTATGGCATTCTGTTGTGATGTGACCTCAAGGAAGAAGTTAATATTGTCAACTAGAGCAATCTTAACTCCCTTGGTTTGGACACAGTTTTTAATATCACTCATCAGCGTATCGACGGAAAATCTGTCGTCATACAAACTAAACCATGCGTTTGCTCTGCATGCCTTTTCTAAAACTTTTAAATTGAGCTGCCTGATTTCTTCCGGAGGAACAGGGTCACCCCTATTTATGTCCTTACCGTGATAAACCGAAAGCATTCGCTTTATAAAATCATTGGCTCCGGTTTCAACCGAAGCAACAAAATACGGGGTCTCTTGCTCAGTTAGGCACTTAGCTATGTTTGCTAAGAAGCAGGTCTTGCCAACCCCTGTTGCGCCGCATAGTATTGTAAATTCATTTGTTCTAAAACCACCCGTCATCTCGTTAAAGTTATCAAGACCATTAATCCTGACACTTGGAAATGGCTTAAGGAACTCAACCATCGAGTCAGCATAAAGCTGGCGAAGGGATTTAATCTTTGGGTCCATTTCATCTGTCATACCGGCGTCACTGTCTTATCCGAATAATCGTTGGGGCGTTCATAGGTGCCCTCCATTATCTTAATGTGTGAATCTGGTCTAATAAAAAAATCGAAGGTTATAAGCCACCCACCCTTACCCTCGCCCAACAAAAACGGCGTGGAATTAATTCGATCAATGACAGCCGCCCAGTAAGACTCGTCTGGCCTGTCGCGCCATCTTGCCGCACAGCAGCGCGCTCTTCGTTCTGTTATTACTGAAACCCTTCTCACCGAAGGTGAGACCTTTGTATTCCATAATTCTTTAAAAAATAACTCACACCTAGGTACGTCAGTACCGTTCTTTGGTTTCTGTATTTCTGTCTTAGTTGGTTGGTTTTGTTGTTTCGATTCGACGTATGTATTCTTTGTAGTAGAGGAAGAGGAAGAGGAAGAGGTTAGCGAAGGATTGGCCTTCGTTAGGGTACCCTGTGGTCTCCCCTTCCCTCCTTTTCGCCCTGCATCCTGACAAAGTTTAAGCCACGCAAACTGATTATCTTGCCCGCGCATCTTAACTCCCGTGTCTGTTTTACAGGCTAGTCCAAACTCTATTATTTTATTATTTAGCTTGGCCTCTTCCCACTCAGCCTGTGGAATTTCGCCAAACTCAAGAAAGAATTTTTGAGCAACAATCCATGCCTCTACTAGTAGCCCTATTGCCAGACTCCTGCTTCCAACAGAAAGACATAGGTCAAAAAAACGGATATCCCTAAACAGAGAATCTTCGATATTTATTCTTGGCATCTACCCCCCAGATAGATTTGTGATCGTCTTGTATTAAAACAAATCACTCAATCAAAAGAGTGGGTCAAGATATTTATAACTACACAGAGCGGTGAGAGGCCTCGCTCTTTTTCTCTTTTAGCTTTTGAGCTTCAAGAACACTGTCCGCTTGTTTCTTAACAGACGGCTTAGGCTCTAGCCACCGATCAGCCTCCTGCCACGCGTCAAGAGCCCACTTGTGCGCCTGTTTAAAATAGTGAATAGGGCTGTGATGCTCCCCGTACTTCTCAGACATGACTAATAGACGCTGTAATACTAAATCCCTAAAGCTCATGCTTCGCTCCGGTTTCTGCTGAAATCCTCATATGTCATGGACGACCCCCTTTGTGGTACTTAGCTATTTTATTACGAAGTAATCTCTCTTGCTGGAGCGTAGCCTTCTGCCCACGCTCCTTGTCAGAGTCTAGATGGCCAGGCCCTTTACGCGACTTCTCTAGTAGAACCTTTTGTTGGTTATTTAGTTTCTCTTTGTTGATTGCCATCTCACTCACTCC